AAAGATGGCGATACACTTAACAACGAAATTTCAAACTTAGAGTTGATGACAAAAAGAGAGCATAATCAATTGCACACAAAAGATAACATCCACAAAAGATGGCAATGACATACACACCACTACCATCACAAGAGAAGTTTCACAATGCCAATGAGATATTCAGACTTTTTGGCGGGAGTGCTGGTCCGGGAAAGAGTCATGCTTTAAGAATGGAGGCTGTAAGGCAGTGTATTACAACCCCAAACATAAAGGGGTTGGTTTTAAGGCGTACATTCTCAGAGCTTGAAAGCTCGATTGTTTTTCCTCTATTAGCAGATATACCAAGAGAAATAGCAGAATATAATTCATCAAAACACATATTAAGATTCAATAATGGATCAATGATATTCTTTGGACATTGCCAATATGACAAAGATGTATTCAAATATCAGGGAGCTGAGTATTCATTTATAGCCATAGATGAGCTTACCCATTTCACAGAGTTTCAATATAAATACCTATTATCTCGTTTGCGTACAACACAAGAGGGCGTAATACCAAACTTTTTTTCTACGACAAATCCCGGTGGTATAGGTCATTCATGGGTAAAAAGATTGTGGATAGATCGTAATTTTAACCAAGGTGAAGAGCCTAATGAATACAAGTTTATACCAGCAAGCGTATATGATAATCCATACTTGATGGAGCAAGACCCAGCATACATAAAACGACTTGAAGCCTTACCTGAAAATCAACGTAGAGCATTACTTGAGGGTGATTGGAATGTATTTGATGGGCAATTCTTCAAAGAATTTAGGCACGACATACATGTTATCGAACCAGTTATGCCATGTGACGAAATGGGAATAAAACGAATCATAATATGTGGCGATTACGGGTTTGCAAACCCTTCCGCAATATACTTTCTAGCAGAAGACAATCAAGACAATGTATACTGTTACAAGGAATTATATGCCTCTGATTTGACGTACAAGGATTTAGGTACTAAAATTAGGGCAATGTGTACAGACTATGAATGGGAAAAAAGCGGTGGAATGTTCTTTCTTGATCCAGCCGTAGTAAATAAATCAAACGAAATAACAAGAACAACCTGCAAAGACGAACTGGATAGTCAAGGCTTTACAGTATATGGAGCAGACAATAATCGTATCAAAGGAGCTATGATTATTAGGGAGTATTTAAAGCCCTATGAAGACCCAAACACAAAAGAACTAACATCAAAGTTAAAAATATGCAATAATTGTACTAACCTTATAAGAATACTCCCAGAGCTTATACATGATGACAATAATGTTGAGGATGTTATGAAGAAGGGAGCAGAAGACCATGCTTATGACGGTCTAAGATATGGGCTTGCGGCACTAGCGGATGGAGAGGCAACTAGAGAGGGAAGCAAAAGACTATATACAGGAGCAAGCAAAAAAGTTAGAATTAGTAAAGACAATATTATCCGTAAAACCTTCTAATGTTTGAAAAAATTAAAAAATCTATTTTCAAGGAGACACCTATAAACAAGATGTCAAAACCTATTGGAAAATCAGGTACAACAGTTTCACAAGGATATATCACAGACGATTACAACGGTTCATTGCAGGGAAAGAACGGATATACAACCTACGACGAAATGTTCAGGTCAGACGCACAGGTAAACGCTACCGTGCATCTTTGCATTAATACCATATTGGGTGCCGACTGGTACATTGAGCCAGCAGTAGACGAAAACGGTGAAGTAACAAAGGAATACCAAGAACAAGCCGACTTTATAGACCGTGCCTTATTTGAAGACATGGATCTTACATGGGAGCAAACACTATATGAAACATTGATGTGCCTACCATTCGGATTTTCAGTATTAGAAATAATCCTAAAGCTAAACGAAGACGGACAAATCATAGTAAAGAAACTATCAAGCCGTAAACAAAACACAGTTGAGAAGTTCGAAACAATGGACGGAAAACCTGGAATAACTCAAAACGTATCGCCTACAATGTGGGATTACGACAAGAAAACAAACTACCTTGTATCAATACCAGAAGACAAACTACTTATATTCACACACAACAAGCAAGGTGACAACTACGAGGGAATCTCAATGCTACGACCAGCCTACCGTAACTGGTTCATTAAGGGTGAACTATTAAAATTCGACTCAGTAAGACATGAAAAACTAGCAATGGGAGCATACATCGGTAGATGCCCAAAGAATACGCCAGAAGAAGAAAAAGAAAACTTCCTAGCAGACATTATGCGCCTACGAGTAAGCGAAAACTCAGCCGTATTATTACCAGGAACAAAAGAAGACGGCTGGGATGTTGAAGTAATCGACACTACCAAAGGAAACGGTACAGACATATTCGAGTCAATCAAATACCACGACGGACAAATCCCAAAGGTAGTACTTGCTAACTTTATTGACCTTGGAAGCTCAGACACTGGATCAAGAGCAATGGACGAATCAAAGAAAGCACTATTCCTACAAGCATTAGAGGCAACAGCAAAGAACATAGCTTCAGTATACAACCGTAAACTTATCAGAAGACTTGTTGACTATAACTTTAAAACAGACGCATACCCAATGCTAAAGTTTAAGTCAATGGAGGACAACGACAATGAAAAGTTCTCAACAATCTTAAAGTCACTATTCGACGCTGGTGCAATAACATCAGACATGGAAACAGAGCAACATATTCGAGGTATGATTGACCTACCGCCTAAATCAAAGGAAGCTATCGAACAAGCTGAAGAGATGCGTCAAAACCTACTACAGCCAGATGTAATGTACGACGATGAAGAGGACGACAGCACATCAAGCGAAAGCGATGAAGTGTCAGACTCAGAAAAAGACGACATGGAAGAAGGAGACGAATCAGAGTTCAGCGATTATCTAAACCTCGCTAAGCATGTAAACAATAAGTTTATAATAGGCTTACAAAACGAATGTGGCACTTCTGAAGAATATCAGGAGTTAAAAAAAAAAGGATATAGATTAAACGACTACGAAAAGAAAGCGTGGCGACCTATGACATTTGCCGAACGAAAGGTAAACTTCAATTCATTAGACAAAACAATGAAGCAAGCCAAAGGAAGCCTCAAGAAATCAGTTGATGACATAACAAGGAAACAAAAAGAAGACCTTATTAAGCAAATCAAGAAAGCCGTTGACAACAACGATCCTGAATCCCTTGGAAACATCTCTATTAAGTACAAAGGAGAATTAGCTCAAGCAATAACAGACCTGCAAAAGGATATGTTCGAGGTAGGTAAAAAAACAGCCGCTACTGAGATGGGAGTAAAAGTACCACCTACAAAGAAAGAGGTTAGAGGCGCAATGCGTGTACAAAACGACGCTATAGTCAATGACATGACTACCAGAATGGAGAACGAGGCAAAGCTTGCTACTAGCCAACTCATCAATCAACGAGGTGGATCAATTACAGCAGTAAACTCAACAACGGCAGGAGTAGCAGCCGGAAAGGCTATGACAAATGTAGCAACAAAAGCTACAAACCAATTAATTACGTACGGAATAACAGGCTCAATCAATGTGGGGCGTGGTTCAATCTTTGACCTATACCCAGAACAAATCTATGCCGTTCAGTATTCTGCAATCCTAGACGGAAAAACATCAAACAGGTGCCTATCACTAGACGGCAGGGTAGTAAAGTATAAATCACAGGACTACTACAATTACAGCCCACCTCAACATTTTAATTGTCGTTCTATTTGGGTTGAGATATTAAAAGAAGAGCAATTCAAGCCAGACATTGGCAAGATACCAAAGTCAATTCCACCCTCAACAAACATAAATACATCACAGAACCTAAAGAAGCCTATACTCAACAGAAACAGCCCAGCAAGCAAAGAAATAAAGCGCAGAAGAGACGTTGAGAAGTTAATGAATTAGACACAATTAAAATATTACATTATAATTAAATAGCATTTAAAATACTTAAATGAATACAGTGGTATTAGATAAGACAAAACAACAAAGCAAAAAATCCTCATTCAGCGGACAGTTTTTTGCTGAATTACACTTGGATAAAGACTTCAATGCAGGTGACTTGATTGATATCCAAGTTATGAGAAAAGGAGAGTGGAACCACCCAATCTATGGAAAAATAGAGGTGACTAGTGACACTTTATCGGAAGTACTAGAAAATTTTTATTCTCGCCAACGTGGAGTTGACCTAGCTCTTGATGAAAATCATGAGCCAGACCATAAAGCCCTTGGTTGGTTTAAGGAATTGTACTTATTGGGGAGCGAAAATTTATATGCTACTATAGAACTGACTCAAAGAGGTGCCGAGCTTCTGAAGGAAGGCGCATATAAATACTTCTCCCCTGAAATTATCTTCAGCGGTGAAGACGAAGAAACAGGCGACGAATATAGTAATTTGTTGATTGGTGGAGCTATCACAAATAGACCATTTTTCAAAAATATGGAGCCACTTATGGCTAGTGAAGTTACCAACGATTACCAAACACAGAGTCCAACATACTTATTATTAACAGAAGACACTATGAAAGATTTACTTAATCTTGCAGACTCATTGAACTCTAAGGAGACAATCAGTTTGTCAGAAAAGGAAAGCTTAACACAGGCGTTCAACCAATTATCAGCAGATAAACAGGTTCAAGCAAAAGGTATTGTAGATACTTTATTGAAAAAGTTTAACGACGAAGAAGAGGTTGAGGCAGTTGAGGAGGTTGTTGAAGAAGAGGCTACTGAAGAAGTAGTTGAAGAATCAGCAGACGAAGAAACAGAGGAAGTATCAGAAGAGCCAGAAGTGGCTACAGAGGTACAAGCTTCAGAAGACGAAACAGCTGAAGAGGTTGAGGAGTTAGAAGAAGAAAAAGAAGAAGAGGTTGACCCAGAAGTTGAAGGTGACGAGGAAACACCAGTAGTTCAAGAGCCTGTACAGGCTTCTGAAAAGATTACAGTTGAAGCTTCATCATTTAGCGAACTTCAAGCAGAAGTATCAAAACTTCGTAAGGAATCTCATGACAGAATGGTACAAGACAAGGTTGATGCATTGATTTTCAGTGAGGCAACTAAGACTGGTTCTGTTCTACCAAAGAATAGAGACACATTGGTTGGTATATTCTCTGACATGTCAGAAAAGCATATCGGTCAAGTAACTAAGTTCTTAAAAGATAATCCAGTTGTAAGCTTTAGCGAGATTGGATCAGACAAGGAGGTTGAGAACAAAGTTGACGAGGAATTAGTTTCAGTATTCGAAAAGAATGCAAACCTACCTCGTGAGTACGCAGAAAAGGCAGCAGAAGAGTTTGCAAAAAGCAAACAAAAATAATTTATTTATAATTTAACTTAATTTACATGGCAGCAAATACAGCAGCTAGGGATACAAATAGAGCAGACGGTAAGTTGCTTTCAATCCCAGTTCAAAACGCATGTACTATTTACAAGGGAGACTGGGTTATCTGTGATACAGATGGATTCGCTCAAACTAACGATGGTACTACAACAACTCTTGCAGATGGAGACATCTTCATGGGAATCGCAGCAGCAACTGTTGACAATTCATCAGGTTCTGACGGTGACGTAGAAGTAGAGGTATTCACTACTGGTGAATTCTTACTACCTTGTGCAGCTACAGCTTCTCAAGCTCTAGTTGGAAACAGTGTATACATCAACAACACAGGTGACTCAGGAGCATTAGCTATCGCAGCTATTACAGACGCCCCAGAGTGTATCGTTGGAATGTGTACAGCTTTCGAATCAACTACTTCAATTCGTGTACGTATTGATAATGCAGTTGGAAACTTGGCTACAACAACAGCTTCTTAATCAGAACAATTTAAAAATATTATTTAATAATCTATCAAAATGATAACTAGAACAGATATTCCAGCTTTCATGGATGTAGGTATGAAGACAAACTTCATGATGGGATTTGAAGGAGTAGATTCTATCTACGAGAAAGTTTGTATGACTATCACATCTGACAAAGATGAGGAGAAATACCCATTCCTAGGAGCTACAGCAGGACTTCGTGAATGGAAGACAGAAAGACAACACAAAGATATTGCAGAGTACTCATTCACTATCGTGAATAAGGACTACGAGGATACTATCTCAGTTTCTCGTAATGCAATTGACGACAACCAATACAAACAGTACTTTACTCAAGCTCTATCAATGGGTGCAGAGGTTGCACGTTCTTACGACGTAATCTTCGCAGCTCATGTTGAAGCTGGTACAAGTACTACTTGTTACGATGGTCAATACTTCTTTGACACTGATCACAGCTCAAAGAACTCAGGAACTCAATCAAACTACGACAATTCAATCGCTCTTTCAGCTACAAACGCAAAAACTGCAATTACAGCTATGCAAAGTTTCAAAGACGATCAAGGTGTAGTTATGGGTGCTAACCCTACTCATGTTATGGTACCAACTGGACTTGGATTCACAGCAATGGAAGTATTCAACCCAGCACCATTATCAGCAGGAGCTACAGAGCCAGATGAGAAAGTATTGAGTGGTTGGTTGCAAGTTATTGTAAACCCTTACATGACTACTAACGCAACTCCATCAATCTCTAACTGGATTCTTCTTGACCTTTCTAAGCCAGTTAAGCCTTTTGTTTTCCAAAACAGAAAGCCAGCTACTTTTGAAGTAATGGATTCAGGAGATGACGCATTCGAACGAAACATCATCAAGTATGGTGTACACGCTCGATTCGCATACGGATACGGTGAGTGGAGATACGCATACTTGTGTAACGACACTAATTAATCTTAATTGATTTGAGGAGGGGTGAGCAATTACCCCTCCAACTGACTAATTAATAATAATCCACCAACATGAAAACAGTATGTATAAAGATTAAGGACAATCACCCAGCAGGAGTTCGTAACCGTGCAGGGTTTAGTTTCTCAAAGACACCTCAACAAATAGAAGTTACTGACGAAGAGCTAAAGATCCTAAAAGCTGACAAAGAGCTTATTTTCTGTAAAAAGAAACTAGATATTGAAAACTCAATAGACGGAGAAAAGGTTTATGAAACAAACACAGTAAGCAAAGAATCAATTATGGCAGAACTAGATATGAAGGGAATCAAATACCGAAAGACTCTATCAAAGTCAAACCTAGTTAAATTATTAGAAGAATCAGAAGTTATACCAGAATTAAATGAAGACAATGAGTAAGCTATCAAGCCTTGAATTAGCAATACAAGCATTAAACGAAGAGATAGAAAATAAGCAATCAAAAGTTGCTGAGTTTAAATCTATATTATCATCACTAGAGAACAAGGCTGATTCGATTGAGGTATATATTGAAGAGAAAAAGAATGTTGCACTACAAATAGATAAAGCAAATCAGGAGCTAGAAAAGCAAAACGAGGAATTGCAAAAACAAACACAAAAAGCAATAAACCAAGCAAAACAAAAAGTAAAAGCAGAAACAAAGATCCTTTCTTCTTTATCAGAAAAAAACGAAAAAGAGTTAGCTAAACTAAACAGTCTAAAATCTGAATTATCTGATAAAGAACAATCACTTGCAACTCAAAGCAAAAAACTACAAGAAAAGGAATTAGAACTAGAAAAGAAACTAGCAGAATCAAACAAGACTAAAAACCCTGATACTAAACTAGCCTCTAAAATGGCCTCAGAGATTAAAAAACTTGAAAACAATATAATCACTAAACAAAGTGAGTTGAAGGCTCTAACGCAATCCTGTGAAGAATTAAAGGACACTCAAGTAGAACAAGCCAACGAGTATAATAAAAATATGCTTCAAACCTTATTAGAAAAAGAATCACAGCTAAAATCAAAGGAATACGAACTAAAACAACAATCAAAAGAAATAACAGAATCACAAAAAGAAATAAATAAGCAAAAGGACAATCAAAAAGAACTTCAAGAAAAAGCAAACAAACTCATAGAAAAGGAAAACAACATCAAGCAACTTGAGGCTAAGTTCAATAAAGACAATCATTATTTCTCTATTAAGCTTTCCGAAATACTTCAAAAAGAAAAGGAATTAGAAGTAAAAGAACTACAACTTATTAGCAGAGAATCAGCAGCAAACAAGGCAATAAAAGAATCTCAACTAAATATTGATTTATATAATGTAAAATATGGTAATATTAATAAGGAAAAGGACGAGAACATAAAATTGATAAAAGATATTATAAAAGAGAAACAAGCTTTAGAGAAAATACAAGAAAGCAACGCAGTAGAACTAGCTAAAATAAACGGACACCTCAACAAACTAGAACGAACAAAGATAGAACTAGAAAAGAAGGAAAAGGAAATAGAGCAACGAGAATTACAACTAAAATAAACAAATGGCAACCTCTCAAACAGCACAGCTAACAAAGAACGACTTACCGATAGCAATAGCAGAGCAACAGTTGAGAGGTAAGACAGCAGTAAAGTCAGCCCCTTTGGCTGATACTGAATACGCTATTCAAATACCTGCAAAGACATCAAAAATTACATTTAAGTTAAGAGATTCAGATGCAACATTCAAGTTCGCACTTGGATCTCTTTCAGATGCTGGAATATTATCCGGTACTGACTGGGATCAAATGGATGGTGGCGATGTTTACTATGAAACAGGAATAAACTGCGGAGACGACCAATATATATACTTTTCATCAACTTCAGCAAGCCAAGTTGGCGTTCTTCACTATTGGTACAATGAAATGCAATAACTAATCATTAAATGGCTATTAGAAGAAAAGTCTCAGGCGGGCTAAACTATCTCGGAACATGGGATGCAGATACAAATACACCAAATTTGTCAGATGGTTCAGGAAGTAATGGTGATTATTATATTGTTTCAGTTGCTGGAATAACTACTATTGATGGCGAGAGTGATTGGGATGTAGGTGATTGGATAATTGCAAACGATACAAAATGGCAGAAGATAGATAATACAGATGCAAAGTCATTGAATGACTTAACAGATGTAGCTATATCATTACTTCAAAACGATGACCTTTTAAGGTATAATAGCGATACAAGTTTATGGGAGAATGAATCACAAATTGAATCCTACTTACCATATCTAGACGGTAAAACGATAGTTTCTGAAGGAAAAAAAGGACAATGGAGTTTCGGGGATGGTGTTTACTGGGTTTGTATAGGTTCTGACACGTGGATTTCACTAACTACCGCAGAGCAACTTAATGAAATATTAGCACTATATTCATTAGTATCTGAGAAAATCGAATCGTTCGTACCAGCTAATAGTATAACTGACCAAGACTCAACAGGAGTTAAAGGGCAGTGGAGCTATTCTGCAGGCTATAGATACGATTGTATAGCTACTAATACATGGATAAGACAAGCGGTAGCAACTACATTCACTAAATAAAAAATTATGGCATTATTCAAAACAACACCTGACCTAGCGGTAAAAAAAGATAACAGTTTGTTCTCAGGAACTATAACCTTAGACTTTGGGGTTGCTCAATGGGATTATGGAGATGGTTCTGCTATTGATATAACAAATACACCGAGTAATGTATTTAGTGATGTGCCACCATATTTAATAAACTTGATTGATACTCCTACCTCTTATTTTAGCAGAGTGACAGGAATAGACCTCAATAACAAAAATCTTACTGGGTTTAATCTTTCGAGATTTCCAAACATCTTAACTATAGATGTTAGTGATAATTCATTATCATCAAGCGAGTTATGCACGATGTTTACAGACCTTGATGGTTTTGGACTAAGTAATGGGACACTAGATTATGAGAATAATACCGAAGAATGTGAAACTGGTACGGGTAGAGATGCTTATGACAGTCTATTAGCAAAGGGGTGGACAATTACAGGTGACGTTCCGCTTTCTAGTTTTATCATTACGGTAAAATCTGATAATTCTGGGACTTCAAACAATGACCAATTCACTTTGCCTCTATTAACAACGTCTGGCAATTTAGACTTATTTTATGATGGCACAAGCACACTGGGTGTAAGTGCTTCAACCACAATAACTTTTCCAAGTGGAGCAGGGACGTATGAAATTAAAATTAAATCAAACTCTTATGTAGGGGCAGTTATTTTCGCCTCTGCTGGTGACAAAGACAAAATACTAGATATTACACAATGGGGTAGGGACTTTCAATGGGGTGCGAACCTATCAAATGCTTTTGCTAATTGCGATTCCTTGACGGTAATATCAGCTAGAGACTACCCAGATTTTTCTGGAGTGACCTCTGTTTTCAGAATGTTTAATGCTGTAGACGAGTTGACGTATATTAACCTGACAGGTTTAGATACCAGCAACATGACTAGCTTTTATGGGATGTTTGAAGGTGCAAATAAACTTGCGTATATTGATGGGACTGGGACTTGGGATACGTCTTCTTGCACATCTTTTAATAGCATGTTCCGTAGCTGTAATAAATTAAAAGCTATTGACTTATCAAATTGGGATTTGTCTTCGGCTACAAACATAGGAAATATGTTCAACGCTTGTTCTTTATTGACAACAATTGATGTTTCAAACTGGGATACGTCTCATGTAACGGATTTTAGTAGTGTTTTTATCAGTTGTACATCATTAACAACTTTGGACGTATCAGGTTGGTTAACTGACAATGTGACAAACATGAGTAACATGTTTAGCGGTTGCTCATCATTAACATCAATAGATTTATCTAATTTTAGCACACTGTCACTTACGAATATGGCTAATATGTTCTCTACCTGTTCTCAGCTAACTTCTATAGATATTTCAACCTTTAGTGGGACAATGACTTTATTCCAGACATTTACAAATTGCACTAATCTGACTTCAATTACTTTCCCTGCTTCAGGACTAGCAGTGACAAGTTTTAGTTCATCTATGGTTAATTGTTCTTCACTAACAACGGTTACAAACTTGGGTAATGTTGATATAACAGGTCTTACGTCAGCCATAGACATGTTCACGAATTGTACTTTAGATACTGCAGAGTATGACGAAATACTAATAGGTTGGGAAGCACAAGCATATCCTTCAGGGATAACATTCTCAGGCGGAAACAGTACCTATTCAGCAGGTGCAGCAGCAACTGCTAGAGCTAATCTAGTAGCTGCAGGATGGACAATTACGGACGGTGGTCTAGCTTAATTTAACCAAAAATAATGTCAATTATAACTAAAAATAACGGAGTATCAAATTGCATATGCAACGGTGAGTGCTGGCTATTAGTACATAAAGATAGTCTATACAAATTCCATGGGCAACATCGAGGGGTAACAACATCAATACATGATATTGAATACTTCAACACAGAACAGGAGATGCTTGATAGAGCAACAGAGCTTGGGGTTGAAATACCAGTAGAAGAAGACTTAACTGAATAAAAATTTCAATAATTTTAAAAAGTGGTAGCACTTACGCACCAGCAAACAATCAAGGGCTAGACCTTACATGAAGTGATTACTATGAAATAATTGATGAGCTTTCACAAGCTTACTTACTAGCACTATCTGATGATAAATTATCAGATTGGCAAAGTGATGAGGTTTAATATATAATATAATTAATTAATAATTTTATATGGCTTACACAGACGCATCACTGATAACATGCGGATCAGCTGAGATATTGGGTAACTACATTCTTGATGAGACTGGTGTAGCTGGTGACTATACTACAGTTAGTGGATTTACTTGGTCACTTGGAAAAACATATTCAGTAAAATTTAAGTGTACAACTGATGGTACATTTATTTTCTCTCTTTACCATGGAAATACTCTTGTATGTGGTGATAATCCATTTTCAACAGATGTATCTAATAGAATAATATTCAACTTTAACACTGGGGGAACTATTTATGAGTATAAGTATAAAACATCAGGTGGTAATTCTATTGCTAACTGGACTGAAGATGATGTATTTACTTTTTCTATTAGTTCTGCTGGTGCTGTATCTATATTAAAAAATGGTGCTGGTATTACAATAGCAGATCCTTTTACATTAACAGAAGACACAACTTTTATATTTGGAAACCACGGAAGTGCAAGGGTATTGATAAAAGAAATATTAGTTGATGATGGTTCTGATATTGCAGCTGAAGCAGTTAATACATTCACAACAGTAGAAAGAGTACGTTCAGAAGCTGGATTTGATGCAAACTCACTCGTTACTGACGCAACAATACAAGAATACCTAGATCAGGGGCATGCAATAGTACTTGGTGTTGTAGCTGGTGTTTATAGCGTTAGCAGTCTTGCCGGAGTACTATTCACAGGATCACACGCAGAGGACTATTTAAAGCGAGCTGAAGAGCTTATTGCAGCAGGTTATCTACTACAAAAAGATTATGGATCTCAAGAGTTTGACACAGACAAAGATGGTATCCGTAAATTTCAAGAAGGAATGGACAGGCTTACAGCTCTAACAGAAGAGCCACCAGTTCGCCTATTAGATGTAAACAACGACGAGTTCACAAGGGTATCACCAACAATAGCAGGCTCACCAGTTGCAGGAATATCAAGCTCATCAACAGCTAAGTTTTCAGTCGATGACACTTACTAATGCAAATAAAGTTTGAAGTAAATGGCGTAACACAATTATCAAGAAGCTTGAGAATATTAGCTGATGATATTAGTGACTTAAAAGAATTTACTCAAGAAGCGGTCGACATAGTAAAAGACCGCTCAGATGATATATTCAAACAAAAAGGAAAGAATGTAAAGAAGGCTCCAAAGTGGGCGCCACACTCTCCCACTACAATTGCTATGAGAAAAGCTCGTAAAGGTCATTATAAAAAAACACCGTCAAAGCCAAGCTTAATGCGATGGACTGGTAGACTTCAGGAGGATGTTACAAAAAAGGCAGACGACAAAGAAGGTTCACTTACTTACAATGCTCCATACGCAAAGAAGCTTGCAGAGGGTGATCCATCAAAGAATCTTCCACCACGTGCAATTATTGATTTAGATAGAACAACAAATGAAAAGCTTGTTAAGGCTTTGCAAAAGAAAGTAAATAAAGAAATAGGAATCTTCAACCGACAATATTAAGTTGGACAAACCACATACTATATTGATACAATAAGCATACTTACTTATTTGTTTATTTATGAATGAAATTATCAACGCTATAAAGCAACTCCTAGAGACTTCAGTAGCGCAAACAGGTCAACCATTAGATGACATTCTCCGTGTTTACAACGGCGATCCTATTCGCGTACCTAACGAAAATCTTCCTTGCCTCATTATTAAAAGAGGTAACACAGAATACGTAATGAGAGGTTCACGATATGATGAGAAAATTCATAATGTACAAATAATTCTACTATATAATCAATCACAGTTCTTCAGCCACAACGTAGGAACATTAAAGACAATCACAGATGCTTCATGGAGCGCAAACGAAGCTACATTCACAATAGTCGGGCATGGTTATTCAGTTGGTGAAGAAGTAAATATACAAAACATTGATCCTACTGGATACAATGGATTCCACACAATCACAGCAAAAACAGACGACACTTTCACAGTAGCAATGACATTAGATCCAGGAACTTACTCAAGCGGAGGTACTGCGTCTTTAACAACTGACGATATTGTTCACATTGAAGTAGACGCAAGCAAAAAGGTTGGAAATACTACAAATAAAGAAGTAGACCAATATACAATCTGCGGTACAATTCAAAACAACCTTTCACTTCCTTATACAGCAAGCGGAACGACAACAAATCAAGTAGATATTGCTAGAGTAGTTGGTGTTGAATACATTGGCTTAACAGAATCAAGAGGATGGCGTGCTTACGAGGTTGTTGTAAATATTGAAGCAAAAGTAATAGGCGATAGATAATAATATTTAATTAATCACTATGAAGGTAAAGAATAATTCAAAAACGGTTCAAATGCTTCCAAACTTCAAAGCATTTGAGGCTGGTGAGGAAAGAATTGTTTCAAAAGAAGAGTCTGAAATAATCTTGAGAAACAGTAACTTTTCAGAGGTAAAAAAAGAAGTTAAGTTAGAGAAGACCGAGAAAAAATCAAAATCATTTAATTTATAAACCATGGCAAGTACAAGACAGTCCTATCTAGTAGTAGGGCGTGAGGCAACTACTGCAACAGCGGTTAAACCTACACACCCACTAAGATACAAAAGCGGAGATATTCAATACAATCTTGAAGTAATCGCAAACAATCCTATTCAAGGAGTACGTTGGGGAGCTATCAACGCAGTTGACGGAAAAGTAACTACTGACGGAACATACGAGAACGACCTAGACTACAACGATGGAGTTCACTTCATCTCAGCAGCACTTGGATCAATGGTATCGGCAGACATTTCATCAGCAACTGATGGATCTGTATACAGCCATACAATCAATACAAATACTTCATTACCTTCACTTACTATTGAGCAAGGAAAGGGTAATCTAGACAGCACAGCAAACAATCTACAAAACTATGAAGTATCTCGTGCATTCGGTGTACTAGTAGATAAGTTTACTCTTGAAGGTTCTGACGGAGTTATGGCTATGAATGTTGATGTAAAAGCTCATGGAGTATTCAACAAAGCTGACCTTATTTCAGATGCTACAGCCGGATCTTCAGTTGACATTGAACTAAACACAGTTGCAGGGCTTACAACAAGCGACACAGTAAACATCTACGACACAACACCACAAAACGAAACAGACGCAGTTGCAGCAATCGGAGCTTCACCAGCAAACACAATTCAAATCGCAACTCTTGGAAACAGCTATACAGTAGCAAATGGTGCAAAAGTGGAACTAGTTCCTCAAACACCTTCATACTCTACAGCGGCACTAGTTGCTTCATTCACACACGCTTCATTCCAATTCGGTGATACAGCGGTTGCAGCAGCTTCAGCAGCAGAAGAGAACATTGAAGACTGGTCATTCGAGTACATGAACAACCTAGAAGAAAGGTTCGGATCACTTCGTTCAACTCCTTCTGTAATCGCTCCAAAAGCGGCAGAAGCTAAGCTTACTTTCACTAAGTACTTTGAGAACGTAACAGACCGTGACCGTTACCTAGACCAAACACCAAAGTACGGAATCCTTACAGTTACAAACAACGAGATAATCTCAGCTACAGACACAAACCAAGCTAAGTATCAAATGCAAATTACAATGAATAAAGTAATCTTCACAACTTACGACATGCCTACAGGTACAGATGACCTTTATGCAGCAAGTATCGAAGCAGACTTGTTCTACAACGAAACAGACGGTAAAGCGTTGCAAATCGTATTCCAAAACGGAAACGCAGGAACTGTTTACACAACAGCCTAAACAATAAAGCCCGAGGGGAGCTTATCCCCTCACTATCAACCATAACTTATTCAAATGATTAAATTCGGAGATACAAGAAAGACCGTTACAATAGAGCTAGAATCTTATAAAGGAACTGAGGTTGTAGTTTATACAAAACTACAAACTTGCCAACAAAGAGACTTGCTTAAATCTCATCCAGATGTTGCGAATGACCCTGCACAGCAAACAGATTTTGCAATTTCAATGGCATTATATGCAATAAAGGAATGGAACTTCTCAGATGAGAACGACAAACCATTAACTCCTTCAAAAGAAATATTAGAGCAATTACCAATATCAGATCTTATGCAGATTACAGAATGTGTAAAAATGGCAGAAGATGATAAAAAAAAATAATTGATAAATCAAAGATTTTCGATTCATTATTAGCTGGTCGCTCTATAAAGCCAATAACAGAATTTCAAGTAGAAGTAGCAGAAAGATTCTCAGATATTCAATTGTATAAAACTTTCGGATGGACACCTCAACAGGTTGACGAAATACCATTTGACATAAGGCAAGACATTATACTTATTTTAAACAAAGAAGCAGCAATGCAGAATAAGGAAATGAAAAAAGCAAGAAAGAAATAATCAATTCTAATGGCAGATCCAGTAAAATTCATAGTAAGGGCAGTCGACGAAGCATCTCAAACAATAGATAAAATAGGAAAAAGCATTTCTACAATGTCTAAGAATGCTGAAGCTTCTTCAAAGAAACTTGCCATAGGATTAGCAGCAGTAGGGACTGTTGTCGCTGGTGTAGGAATAAAGGCAATAGCATCTGCATCAGAGTTTGAAAAGTTGCGTATATCTTATGTGACTCTTTTAGGTGATAGCGAAGAAGCTGCTGACTCACTACTAGCTCAATTAGATAAATTCGCAGCAACAACTCCATTCCAATTAAAAGACCTGCAACAAATGGCACCTGCTTTTATAGCGGCAGGAGTACCAGCAGGGGAGATTGTTGGACATATGCAAAATCTTGGTGATATAGCAGCAGGAACAAACGCAGACCTTGGGCGTTTAGTAACAAACTTTTTGCAAATAAAGACTGTTGGTAAGGCGTCAATGATGGATATTAGGCAGTTTGCAATGGCTGGTATACCTATTTATGATGCATTATCTCAATCAATGGGTAAAACTAATGATGAGATTTCAGACATGATAACTAAAGGTACTATAGGATTTAAAGAAATAAATGATGCAGTTAAATTATTAACTGATCCAGGTATTAAAAACGCAGAGGGTGGATTCCTAAAGTTTGGAGGTCTTATGCAGGCACAATCAGACACAATTGCTGGAGCATGGAGCAACATGCAAGATTCAATCACAATTAAAATGCGTGAACTTGGATTCTTCTTAATAGATACATTTGAAGAAATTGGTATTGATATTAAACAAATAATAAAAAATATAGCTGACTCAATCAGCAATCTTGATTTTAATGCATTTAAAAAATCATTAAAAGAAAATGCTGTTCTAGTAGTTGCATTAGCTGGTGCAGTTACATTTGCTTTATTACCAGCATTAGCAGCAGCAGCTACAGCGGCATGGGCATTAATAGCACCATTGATTCCATTCCTTGCTATAGGAGCGGCGGTCGGTGTACTTGTATATGAACTTGCTGAATCATTCGGATTAAGTTTTGGAGATATGAAGGATATTGCAGTTGGAACATTCAAAGTAATATCAATAGCATTAAAAAAGTTCGGTCAATTCATGTTTGCTGGATTTAAGATGATACAAATAGGAATACAAGCATTAGTTACTGGATTTGTACAAATGGCAAAATGGGGAGTACAGTTTGCAAATCTTTTCGGTGCTGATATGGATACCTCAGGACTTGATGCTATGGTTACAAATGGCGTAAATAGAATACAAGAACTAGGATCTGGATTTGTTGATTTATCAGTAGACATTTATTCATTTGGCGAAGAAACAAAATCTTCAGCAACTAAAACATCAGAGGGATTTAGTTTAATGTCAATGGCAGGAGATACATTTTCAAAAGTAATGCCAGCAAGTTTAACTAAGGTTGCAGACTCAAGCAAGGCAACAACAAAATCATTAACTGAAGATACAGATAAAATAAAGGATAACACAAAAGGTGCTTCAGGTTCTTATAAAAACGCTAATGAACAAATATCAAAGGAATTAGATTCATTAACTACAAAGCATGAAAGTGCAATGACAAAGCTTCAGGATGGAATGAAGAAGACAAAGGCTGAACTGCAAAAGCTTATTAGTGAATTTAAAAACTTTGGAAAGACACAGGGTGAAGACTTTGGATCAAAATTCCAAGAGAATGCACAAGCAATAAAAGAACTTGAGGATGAAATATCAAAAGGATTAAAAGGAGATGACAAAGAAAGAATAACATCTGACGAGCTACAAGAAAAAACAGCACAACTTGAAAAGTTAAAATCTGCTCAAAGAGAATTTAATGAATTCGTAACAATGTCAGACGAGCAAAGAAATGCCCAAAGAATACAATCAGAAAAAACACTATTCGCAAAACAAAGAGAGCTTCAACAAATAAAAGGAGAAGAAGATTCAATATTTAGACAGGGTCAGATTCAAAATGAAATAGACGAACTAAACAATAAAATACAATTCCTTTCTATTAGAGAAGATCAATTTAAGCAATTCCAAATAGATGCTAGTACTGGTGTTGCAAAGGCGAAGAAAGCAAACGAAAGAGGCACAATGTCTGTATTCCTTTCTAACTGGCAAACAAAAGTTGCAAAAGAAACTCAAAAATTCAATATGGATATGCAACGTATTGTTGAAGAGGTTACTCAAAACAAACTTGCACAAGCAGAGCAATTAAAAGACTTCAACGCAGCTAAGGACGCAATGATTTCTAAAACAATAGAGTCAGGGCAAGTATTTGCAAAGGTTCAAGAATCAAATAAGCAAAATATGACAGCAGCATCAAACTCAATAGTTTCAGATTTAGGTAGAGTAACAGATGCAGCAAATGGAGCAAATGTAGCTCTTGGAATGTCATTTCAATCTGCAGCAGATAGAGCTAATTTTACGCCAGTAAGAGACTTCACACCAGTACAATACGGAGCGAGTGGAAGCTTTGCAACTGGTGGTATAGTAAAGGGCTCAAATGGACTTGATAACCTAACAGCTAATGTATCAGCAGGAGAATTAATCCTAAACAAAGCACAACAATCAAACCTTGCAAGCAATATGACGCAAGGCGGAGGAAACAACGTAACAATCAATATAAGTGCTGGAAACGTAGTTGGAGACCTAGACGAATTTGCAGATACATTGGGTGATAAAATCCTAAAGACATTCCAACAACACACAGCATTCCAAAGCTTCTAATCAAAATAAATGTTATTAGTACTTGCCAACGGCATAGACATCACGACATCAGTTGAGAAGAATTCAATAAAAATAACTGAACAGCTAAACAATCGAGTTGATACATGCTCATTCACAGTAAATGAAACAAGTATTACAGAAGGGCAAGACATAAAGATTTATGAAGGCTTCAGCTTAACGGCTGAAGCTAGTTCAGGGCAAGCAGTTCTAAACGTAGATGATACATTTGAATGGGAGGACAAGTTCAGGGTAGGAGATACCATTATTCTTAATATAAATGAGGCTACAGAGACGAAAGCAACAATATTAAGTATTAATCACTCTGCTAAAACAATAACGCTTACAGCTAATTTAAATGCCACGTTTCCAATAAGAGCAAAGTGCGGTCGTTTGATATATGCTGGTACAACTCTAAGAAACCCAGAAAGCGAGATTGGATACTCTAACACTTTTTCATATAGAGTTTCTTGTTCTGATTATACAAACCTGCTAGACCGCCAAATAGTTGTTGAAACATTCTCAAACCAATACTCAAGAGAAATAATCGGACGTTCAGTTTATGAGTTCGCAGCTAATGATACTGAAACTACGCTTGACCTATTTGAATCAGCTTGGACAGAATCAGGAGTTGCACTACCAATGACAGACGATACATCAGATAGAATTGAAGGTACAAAATCACAACAAACAGGAACAAGCGCAGCAGGTACAGCCATTTGGACAAAGACAATAACGTCAATAGACTTAACAAACTATAATGACGATATAAGAATATGGAAAAAAATAGCAGAAGACCAAGGTGTATCAGAACTAGCATTCAAGTTTAGAGTAGGTACAGACTCATCAAATTATTATGAATGGAATTCTAACTTTATCGGAAATGATAATCATGGTTGTTGGCATTATCTAAATGGAAAGTTTAACAATCCAACCGTAACCACTGGAAGCCCTAATATTACAGACATAACATGGCTACAGCTTGAGATTCAATGTAATGCAGCAATGCCATCGACAAGCATACACTTTGACCATATGCTGGCTACAACAGGAGGATTCACACTATCAAACGTAATACGTGGACAAAAGCAATTCGATGATGTGCGTGTACAATATAAGAAGCCATCAGTAATGATTGAAGAGCTTGCAAAGTTACAGGGATATTTCTGGTACGTTGACAATGAACGTGATATTAACTTTTTTACAAACTCTCAAACACCTGCGCCATTCGATATAACAACAAACTCTGAAAACTTTTCAAACCTTGTAATATCAGCAGATATAACAAATCTAAAGAACAGGCAAACAGTAAGGGGAGGTATTGCACCATCAGAAGTAATCTATATACAACAAGAAGTTGCAGATGGTGTAATGGAATCTTGGAATCTTAACTATCCACCAAAAGATCTAACAGTAGAAGTAGATACAGGAGGTGGTTTTGTATCACAAACAGTTGGAGTTGAAAATCTAGTAGACGAAACTACCGTAGATTATGTTTTCAATTTCAGCGAAAAAGTTGTAAGGCGTGCAAGTGCAACTGTCTTAAATAGTGGAGATATCATAAAAATAAGTTACTACCCTTATAAGAATATAAGAGTACGTACAAAAGACACAGCTTCAATAGCAGCAATGAAAGCATTGACTGGTGGTGACGGTGTATACGACGGAGCAGTAATAAACGACCTTGGTATTCGTTCATGGGAAGAAGCCCGTGACCGTGCAAATGCTGAAATAGCAGCATATTCAAACGCAGTACTAACAGCCACATTCGAAACAGAAAAAGACGGTTTAAAAGCCGGACAAGTTATAGGAATAGAAGATACAGACCGTGGAATCAGTGAAGACTTCTTAATTCAAAAAGTTCAACTATCACAAAAGACAGATGAACGCTTTAAATATAAAGTTACATGCGGATCAACAATGTTCGGGCTTATTGAATTTTTCCAACTACTACTAAAACAAACAGGAAAGCTAATAATCGACGTAGCAGAAATAGTAGACATTGTACAAAACATTGACGAAGTAATATCAATTGATGAACTTTATTCTTTTATTAGCAAATCAACTACAAGTAAGACTGGAACAAGGCAAGTTTACAAATACGACTTTATTCAACTAGCAGGATCAAGAACTACAAGCGGATGGCTTATGAATCAACCATATAAAACACAATGGCAAGCAACATTCGCAGGTACGGAAACTGGTACGCTTGAGATAGATAAAGCATCACGATACAATGACGGTTCAGCTTTAAAGCTAACAACAAGCACAGGAGGAACAAGCAACAGCCTAACAGCAAGCCTTACAGTTAGACCATCTTTAAAAGCCTCAACAGATTTTGATCTATCAGCAGACATTGAAATATTATCAGAATTAGCAGGCGGAAACGGATTTACAATAAGATTAAAAGAATACGCAGCAAAAACCGGAGGCGCAGCATTAGCAACAACAAACATAGTAAGCGGAATAAGTGCGATTCAGGACTTCACAGACCACGCTACAACCTTTACAAGCAATGCAAGCACGGGTTACTATGATATTGAGGCAATTATAGACGAAAGCACAGGAAGCGTATCAATATCAGACATAATAGTAAGCGAAATAGCAGCTGATCCACTATCAGACGTTGCAGTCACAGATTTTTGCGAAACAATTTAATCAAAACAAATGGCAATTGAAAAAGAAATATCATTGAAAGCAAACTACAAATTCACCATTGCAAGCATGGAGATACTTGATAAGATTGCAAAGGAACTTAATGTAGATATTAAAGATGTCGCTTCATACCTTAGAAGCTATAATGGAGAATACCTAGATGAGCTAAGAATCCACGAAGGGCATAACCTTGTGCCAAGTATATTGCGTGATTCCCTTGCTTTACTTATTAGCGGTACAACAGTAACACCAACATTCAAAGCAAACTACATAGCACTAGGAAGCGACTCAACAGCAGCAACAAATGATGACGTAAAACTAGGAACAGAAACAATTAGAAGCCAATTTGATGACCGTTCAGCGGTAGACAACATAGCTTACTTGGACAAGTTCTTTAATGCTTCAGAAGTTGGGGGAAACACATATGTTGAAGCTGGCGTATTCGTTGACGGTACTGCAAGCACAGATTCAGGATACTTACTTTCAAGGATAATCATGAATGAAACAATGACTTCAACTGAAAGCTTAACCGTGAACGTGACGATTACAATAAACTAGTCTATAATATAAATAATAATTCAATCGTATGGCACAACGAACAAACTCAACAAATTGGAGTAACGCTGAAAATGTTACTGGCGCAAGAATGCAAGATTTCAACGATGATCTTGATGTGCTATTTGAGATTGGTTGTTCAGAAAATGTTTCAATTACTTGGGACACAATAAACAATAGAATCACATCATTTGTTGACAATGAAAATTCTATTACTTACACAGTGGATTGGTCAATGTTTAATAATGCAACAACACCTTATTTTGAAGTTACCGATGACACAGCAGCCACAAACACATGGCGTTTCAGTTACAGTGCTGTAACAACTTATTTCACAGGTGTTGCTTTACAACCTTAATTAAAAATTAACTTACAACAATGGGAATGCAATTTACAGTTCCAGCGACAAATGTCGCGGCTGGCGGAGGTGGATCAAGCGCTGCTGACTATAGTACAACGATTGGATCATTATATAATGTTTACGATTTTACAATCAAATCAATTGGTTTTGATGGAGCTATTACAGTAGATACAAATGATTCAGCTTTATTCTGGGGATTACAAATCACAGATCGTGACACACAAAATAATGCTTACATAGCTGGTAAAAACTTAGTACAAAATGAACTATCAGGAGTTGGAGCGGTTACAACTCACTCATACACAGGAGAATTCACACAGAGCATATCAAAAATCAGTATTGGTAATTTCGATTATGCACATGGTTACACAGTAGACACAACAGCCACAGCAGAAAAAGCAACTGTAAAAATAGACAGTACAGTGCTTACAACAAACGAAACAGACTTTGCAATCACCGCTTCATCTTACCAACAGGATGCGACAATAGATTCAGCAAATTATGGGAATGATGGTAACCCATCATTTACAATAACATCAGGTGGAAATCAATATATATTAAAACCAACAAATCCAGCGACATATACATCAGCAATCGAATCAAGAGCTATTGATGCAAATGGAGTAGCAGATAGCACAGTTGTTGATACTTTATCATTAACAGTTGTTGATTCAAATGTTAATCAATACCAAGTTTGTGCAGTTGTTGCAGTTGAAGGAAATAAATTCTGGGTTGTAAAAAGCAGTGCTGGAAAACATACAACTGGTACAGATTCGTTTTATCATAGTTGTGGAATATCTCTTTGTTCTATTGATTCATCAGGAGTAATGACAGAAGACTATACAAGTGTAATAGAATCAGCATATACTGGAAGTGGTGGAATCGTTGATTGGGGACTTGTAAGTAAAGGTATTTCTTTCCACAGAGAAGGAAATGATTGCTACTTCTTTTCAAGTACATCACTTAATGACAACTATGGTCATACATTTTCAAGAAACCATGTTGTTAAAATTGATCTATCAACAACAACATCAGTAGCTTCAACATACCTGAATGTTTATGGTGGAGGGTCAAACACATATGGTTATGCTGGAAATAATGCTCTTTATTATGATTCAGTTAATGGAAGAATATATGCTTACGAATATCTTTACATTTCATCTTGGGCAGCTAGATGGGTTTATTGGGATGACACAACTCCAGGAGGATATACTTATGATGGGTTAATACCAGAAACAACAGACAAGGGTGCAATCTACAATACAATGACAACTGATGGAGAAATATCAACAACTTATTTCAGAGGTCTTGCAACTGGTGTAAATGGATTATTTGTTAGTGATTCAAACAATGTAGGTGATTATTGGTATGTTACAACAAGCGACACAGTTGGATCACATGTAGACATTGATAACCGAATCACACTAACAACAACTTACGAAATAAATGATGTTCTTCACAACACAACTGTCCTTCCATATCAGACATTTTTTATAGCTAATGGAAACACAGTTTGGAGTCCGGTCGGTTTTGCAATTTCAAATGCAACTTTAAATGCAACAAGAATCCACACAGAATTAATCAACACAATGGCGTTCACAGGATCATGGGTTGAAACTGACGGATCTGGATTTGCAGCATCAGAAGTCCTAACTAAATCAGTTTACGATTCATATGGTGGATCATACGCTTCACCAACATGGACACACTATCGTTCAGATATGTTCTTACAAACTTAATAAACAAACATGGCAACTAAAGTACCTACAGTAAAAAAGACAGTTACAAAATGGGTTGAACCAGAAATGGTTCAGCCTGAGCCAACTGTATTAGAAATAATCACTAATGAAATTAATGAAATAAAAATAAAGGTAGTTAATGACGAAGCAACTGACGAAGAAATAGAGAAACTAAAACTATTAACACTTTAAAAGCATGGAAGAAAGAAGAGAGTATGACAGATTATTAGAGAATAAGTTCGACATGATTGAAAAGCTTTTCAATGAGAAGTTTGATCGACTCCATGATATTTCAGAACAAACGCTTGCACAAGCCAAAAAAACCAATGGTAGGGTAACAAAGGCAGAGGATGTAACAATACCAGAGCTAGAAAATAGACTACTTAAAAAGATCGACAAGATAAAGGATGAGACAGAGACTATAAGATTTATAGGTAAACGTAAGTGGGCATTAGGTATTATAATCGTAATAGCTTATGCAATTTCAATAAAAGAATTCAGAGATTTATTATTAGATGTATTTCTATAATCATAATAAATGAAACCAGCCATTGACAGAGACATATCAAAGCTACCTGAACCATTCCAAACGAAAGTAAGAATGTTTCTTGGTAGATGCCCTCAAATCTTTGTAACAGAAGCCCTAAGAAGCGCAGAGTTACAAAATTGGTATTACAAGAACAAACCAGGAAGCACAACAAAGGACGGATACAACAATCTATCACAACACCAAAAAGGTCTAGCAATAGACATAGCATTTCACGGAGCAGAGTTATACCCTAAAAACTTTCAAGCTTGGAGAGAGGTGGCAAACATAGCAAAGGATTGCGGATTAGATTGGGGATACGATTTATGGTATCTTAAGTATAATTTTGATGACAAACCCCACTTTCAAGACAATGGACAACCAATTAATAATAAAAGTATGGATAAAGATTTTATTTCACTATGTGATGAATACGTAGGAAACAGTACAATATGGACAGATAAAAACTCCTACTCAGGAGAAAATACAATGTCAAGAGGCCAGATAATGGCAGCAATAGACCTTGCAGCTTGGAAGAATAGACAGAAAATAGCAGAAGAAATAGCTGACAAGGTGTTTGAAAAGATTTTACAAAAACTAACAAACTAACATGAACGAAATTCTTATAATCATAGTAGGTATTATAATGCCACTACTAACAGCTTCAGCAAAGAAATGGGGACTTTCTCCAAGGACAGCTACATTAACTATGTCAATTATTATTGGAGCAGCTTATGTTGCATTCCAACAATATTTCCCAACTTCACTTAAAACAGAAGTAATTCAATTCACAACTCAAGTATTTACTATTGGTTGGGTTGTTTATAACTTTCTAATTAAAGATAATAAATAGTAAAAAACTATTGTTTAATACAAAAAAATAATTTATAATATTAATAAATAATCAACCAAATGAAAAGATTAATTTTAGCAGTAATGATAATTTCATTACTAGGAATATTACAAAGTTGTGGAACAGCCCATGCTTATGAAACAATGTCTACTAGACAATCAGAAAGAATGGCTATTCAAAAAAATGATTTTCAATCAAAGAAGGTTCAAAATCAAATACCATTTAAGTTTAAAAAATCAGAAGCTACAATATTCCAAAAGTTCGCTTTCTTAGGTGAAAATAACTTTAGAAATAGAATGCTTATTGGATTACAAGCAGCATTATTGAACAACATTAGAAAGAACGGTAGAACCTTTGATGCATATTTTAGAGCAGACTCAGCATATATGAGTAGTAAATAGTTGATTATTGAACGTTCTGCATTGGTTGATGCTTCGTGGCTAATATGCATTAAATCCACGGCGGCAGTGTAGAACATCCAGTTATTAAGGATTACTTAACAACTGAACTTTAACAATAAGGAGATAGAATAATGATTTCAGTAAAGCAGATACCAGTAACCCCAGAAATAGAATGTAGTTGTTGTTATGCACTTGCAGAGTATATCTTTACAAGTAAGGATGAGAACGACGACGTTATACATAGTTTTTCATGTGCAAATCCACTGTGTTATGATGATGCAGAGGCAATGGTAAGTAACAATCATTTGGAGGATTAAGATGAAGATTTGTGAATATTGCGGTAGTACAAAGGATAATGCTGATGTAACACTGAGTAGTGGACAGGAGTTTTCTATTTGTGATGAATGTATCAATAAATTGAAAATTGATTTACCTGATGAAAACTTCATAACATTTGAAGTACTCTAATGGCTGATCTAGTTATCTATAGGATAAAAGAAAATCACAGTTACACTTGCGATAAATGCGGATGCTTTGCTATATACAGAATATTGAGTAGTTTCAGAGAAGCTTTTTGTTGTAGCGGACTTAACTGCTACTCTATTATTTATGACTATGTTAAAGGAGATATTGATGAGATACCGTGATGTAAGAGAAAGGAGAAGCAATAAGCCTATCCATAAAATTATCAACGATAATGTTACAGAGTCTTCAAAAGAAGAAGTTACAAGGATAATAAAGATTATCGAGGATGATAGAGAGCTTCTAAAAGAGATTGATAAGAAGTTAAAGGAAGCCATTAGTCTTTTTGATAAAAGACACAAATAAAAAAAGATCCCCAAATTAATGGGGGTCTTTTATTTAATTAAAGCAAAGATTCTCATCTCTGTTTCTACAGCACACTCAAGACAGTTGCAGGCATACAAATAATAACCCTCACCAGTCTTTTCATTATAACCTTCAAACCTATATAAAACATTTCCATTACAGACATCACATGATTCATCTGTATTATTATGTTCTTTAGTTATCCAAAGTTTTATGTGAAAGTTCTTTTTCGGGTCGCCTATCCCCTTTCTTACCGCCTTGCTCTTATTAGACACAATAACCTCCGTAATAGTTATTACTATTATAGAGGCTTTTTGTTTAATAGGAAATCAATTCTTGGTTTATTCCACTTTTTAATTACAAAATCATTTATTTTATTAGCTTTTTCCTTCAGTGCCTGAACAATCTGTGGTCGTGTGAGATCAGCCAAAACAAACGAATTACATTTTCCTCTATCTAGAATCCCCCTACTCTCTAAATGTTTTGCGAGTTTAACTGATTTATTGTGGGCAATGCCAAAGTAATTCTTAACATGCACCTGACGGAAGCTTTTGAACTTAACCAGATACTCTACCAGCTCATGAATTTCTATTCCGAACACTAATTCCGATTTCCTATTCGGTTTTATTTTTTTTATTATGGCATTGCAGAGTTTGAGCAAGTTCTTTCTATACTTTACCAGAACAATTGCTACAAGGCATTTAAACGCTATAAAATGATAGAAACTTGCCAAGGCGATTAATATACTAGGTTTTGCCATAAAAGCCGTTAAAACTAAGATGAGGGCGAAATAAGGCATGTTCTGTAGTTGTTTGCTACTCATTATATTAAGTTAATTGTAATTAATATAATTGTTTGAATTGCGGCGCAAATTCCTACCACCATATAAAAGTCTTTATCTGATACATTGTTTTCTCTGTTAATCATCTCAATGATTGCGATGTCGTGTAATATTTGGTTTTTCATAGTTGTTTTGGTTATTTATTTTTATTAAACTATACTATAATTATAACATAATTTACTACAAAACACAAGCCTTTTTAGTTGTTTTTAACAATAAATACTTGTTTTTAGTTATAATTTATGATAAGAATTAAACACAATCAAAATCAACTAACCAAAATAAAATGATTGAAATAAAGAAATACTCCCCTACCGACCACAAGGTAAAGGCAGTAATTTACGGTAAGTCTGGATCTGGAAAGACTACATTTGCGGCAACAGCCCCAAAGCCAATCTTCGCCAGTGCAGAACAAGGACTATTGTCCATCAGGGACAACAATATTGACTACGTTAATATTACAACCCTAGCAGAGCTACAGGAATTGATTCTATTCTTAAAGAAGGGCGAGCATGATTACGAAACGCTTGTCATTGACTCAATAAGCGAAATAAACGAAATCATAAAGGCAGGAATTGAAAAAGGAGGTAGAGCAATGCAGCTTCAGGACTGGGGTACATTAGCACGTGAAATAAGAAACCTTCTTATGAAGTCAAAAATGCTTGATATGCACATCCTATTTATAGCTCAGGAAAAGGTAATTGAGGTTGAAGGAGATAGACCAACAAAGATGCCTTCAATGAATGGTAAGGCAGCTGGTGATATATGTTACGCCATGGACATCGTAGGATACGCTCACGTAAACAAAAACGGTGAACATAAGATAATCACATCAGCACACCCAGATCTACACACAAAAGACCGTTCAGGGCTTATAGGAGTAGACAACAACGCAAACTTCTCAGAGTGGGTTGAGAGAATCTCAAAGATTAAAATAGGAGAGGAGAAGGTGGAAAAGGTTGTTGATCCAATCAAAGCAATGAAGGATGAGGCAATTAACGCCCTTCCAGACAAGGAGGTTACCCCTAAAAAGGATAAATAACCTAAATAACCGAGTAAATAACCAACTAAATAACCAACTATCATGATTTACCTAATTATAATTACACTGTTAATCTCACTTATTACGTTGATAGTAACAGTCAAGAATTATAGAGATAATACTTTATTATTCGAAATAGTAGAATCACAGAATGAAAACAACATAGACATGTTCTCAGAAATAGGAATGCAACGAAAAATAGACTTAAAAAAGCAAAGAGAGTTCGCTGAAAAACATTACAGCAATGAAAGTCAAAAGCTAATTAAAACATTTCTAAATCAATATCAAGAATTAACCAAAACAAAATGATTTTATACACACTAGAGGAAGTTTCGGAAATCCTCAAAATAGAAGTCCAAACAGCTAGAAAGCTAATTGATTCTGGACTACTAAAAGCAAAGAACATAGGAACAGGAGAAAGAAATATTTACAGAGTATCTCTAGAAGATTTACAAGAATTTATTAATCAATAAATTATGGAAGAGAAGATAATGGCATCAGTTTGGGTTAGATTGCCAAATGTAGAGACAGCGGCTATTTACAATATACTATTGTACCTATGCCACCAACACGGAGGTACTTGTTACCCATCAATAAAAACATTATCAGAGTATACAAAAATGGGTAATAAAAGAGTTTCAAAGAACCTGAATAAACTTATAGAAATTGGAATAATACAAAAGAAAACCCGTTTCAATAAGAGTACAATTTATAGAGTTTTAGAACCAGAACAGGCACTTGAAATATTAAAATAATAGTTAGTTTTAGTGCGGTCAATTCGACTGTAGTCAATTTGACATCAGTACTTATGAATAGTCACTCATTAGTACGTAGAGGTCAAAACGACATTCTATATTATATTATATAATATAATAGTGTGTCGATTCGACATCACTAACTATTTACAGAGTATTTTAATTAGTTTGCCTTGTTCCACATTGCCCCTAAGGGGGGCAAGTGAAACAATCGCAAACGAGAGAAAAACAAAGCTAATCAACCAAACATGCTAGATAAAAAACATATATCGGAAAAGCTTGTATTGAGTTGTTTAATCCAACTGGGTTTTGATGAATCAAACCTTGAAGACCTAAAGGAATACACAAAGCAATTAAATACTGACTTGTTTATCTACCACAAACACAGCAAAATATTTGCAGAGGTAAACAAAAGTATTGAATCAGGGCAAACAGTAGACCTACTTGACCTTGATAATAAGTTTCCAGAATCAGGTATAACAAACCTAACCGCATTTGTAGATCTTACTTCATTTGCAAGTACAGCGCATTTGAATCATTATATAAAGAGTTTAATAGTTGAGTACAAGAAACACGAGTTTAAAAAGCTTGGTGAGGCGCTTGTATCAGATAAAGAAACATCAGAAGATAAACTCGCTTTAATGGAATTCTCAAAGGATAAGTTCATAATCGGAGAAGAGGTAATGGCAATTAAGCCAGTAATTGATCTCTATGACAAATGTACACAAATAACGGAAAAACACCCATGTTCTTATCAGCAACTAGACACGATATTAGGAGGCGGATTTGAGCGTAAAAGACTCTACACAATAGCAGCACGTACAGGTTGCGGTAAAAGTACAATGTTACTAAACCTAGCCCATAACTTTGCACAGAACAACCTAAAGGCAGTATTCCTCACACTGGAAATGCCCGAGGAACACACAGTACGCAGCTTTGCAATAAGACTAACATACAAGACAAACACCAAAAACGACATAGAGTTAATGAACGAGGCAAAAACCAATCCTTCCTATCAAGCAATCAATCAAAATCTAAGCATAACAGAACTGGGAAATAACATAGAAAGCATAAAACAACTATGCAGCGATTTCGATGTGGTCTTAATTGACCAGCTATCATTCATGCGCACAAACAAGAAGACAGAAACAAGAAGTCAGGAAGTATCAACAATAGTCCACGACCTCAAGGAATACGCCGTAAAACACAATAAGATTGTCTTACTAGCAGCCCAGATAAACCGTGAGGGAGCAAACCACAAGGGTGAAACACCACAATTACATCATTTAAAGGAGAGCGGAGGCGTAGAAGAAAGTAGTGACGTAGTATTACTAATGCACATAGATAGCGATAAGCCAGACATATTAAACGTGAATGTAGCAAAGAACCGTACAGGAGAAAAGAAAATGCTACACATGAAAGCAAACTTTGCAAAAGCAAAGATAGACGAAATACAAAACTATAATGAAGAAAAGCAAGAGCCAGATGAATACGATATTTTGAATGACAAAGACTTCCTATAAAACAAATACACCCTTAACTTTTAACGGCTAAGGGTGTATAGTGTTAATGACTAAATTAACACAAACATCATGTCAGAAATTTGGAAAACAATCAAGGAATACCCATCTTATCAGGTGAGTAATTTTGGTAATATAAGGAGCATTAACTATAAGTTAACTGGCAAAACACAAGAGCTAAAACAAAAGACAGACAAAGACGGGTATAAATCAGTACACATTTTTAATAATGGAAAAGGCGGGCATTTAAGAACACACAGGCTAGTAGCTTGTACGTTCTTAAACGAAGACATTAAAACAAAGCTATGCGTATGTCATAAGAACGATATACGAGACGATAATAGATTAGACAATCTCTTCTTTGGAACAAATGCAGAAAACATAAAAGACATGAAAGATAAAAAAAGACATCCGCATGGCATGAAACAAGGAAGAGCAAAGCTAAACAACAAACAAGTAAGAGTTATTAGGCATTTATATGCTATTGGCAACACAACTCATAAAAGAATTGCTGAATTATTTAATGTTAGCAAGGCTGTAATTGGAAGAGTTGTTAATAAAAAATCATGGACGCATTTGTAAAGTATTAATTGTAAAAAACTATTGCTTTCTACAAAAATATAATGTATAGTGAACATACCATATCAACTAACTAAAATATTATGGCAAGCCTAAATCAAATCACATTAATCGGGAATCTAACAAAAGATCCCGAGACAAAGACGTTCGAGAATGGAGGTTCAGTAACCAACATCTCAGTCGCTACAAACTACACTTACAAACGTAAGGATGGTGAGAAGGTAGAAGAGACAGAGTTCTTCGACTGCGTACTAAACGGACACAGCGCAAAGTTCGCACAAGACTACGCTCACAAAGGAATGAACGTATTCGTTCAAGGTAGATTAAAGACAGACACCTACGAAAAAGACGGAGTTACACAATACCGTAAGAAAGTACGAGGTGATCAATTCTCAATCTTGGGAAATAAAAGTGACAACTCGACTCAAGATAATAACTACGAGGCAAGTTCTACTGAAGCAAAGACAGACGTGGAAACGGAGTTCGATAAACTCTAAGAACTACGCAAGGATAGAAGAACTATACAAATTATTAATCTAATACTATGGGATATTTTTCAGACATACACGCTCAAAAGCACGGATACTTTGAGAACGAGAAACGCCAAGCCCAGAAGGAAATGCAACAAGCAAACACACCAACCAATGACGACAGACCAACAACAGAAGACCGACCAGATGAATACCTACAAGAACGTAAAGCACACCAACACAGATTAAGCATAGAAAACGAAATGATAAACAGAGCCGTAAATAGAGGCAGTCACTGGTAAAACCAACCAAGCACCTTAACATCTCGGAAACCACATCAAGGGTTTAAGGCTGTCGCATAGGGGCAGTGGTAGGGAACTGGTAAGCCCTACTGTAAAATATAGCTTACCACAACATGTTGAAACAATATGATTGGCAAAAACCAAAGTATTGTTCGGGTACTCACAAGCCCGTATAGCTTGTGTTATCGCTTTTGGGCACCCCCGAGTTTTAGTTACATTTTACTCGGGGTCAGCCTCAAGCCCTTGATAAAAATAAAATTAAAGAAACAAAATGTCAGTAGTAAATCCAACAAAAGAATTTGTTAACGCAGCCAAAAGAGCAAAGGATCGAGCAATGATTAGGGATAAGCAATCAAAGCATGGATTCCTAAGATTAAAAAGATGCTCTAAATGTTATCTGTGGTTCCAAACAAAATGGAATAGATACTATCAAAAGGGCGGAGCCTATAAAGCAGAATGCCCACTATGTTTATGCGAAAGCAACAAGAAGTATAAAGAAAAACTACTTGAAGACCAACCAGATTATAAAGCATTCTATAATAGGAAGGTAAAAGAGCATTTACATAAGTTAGAAGAGTTGAAACGTGAAAACGAAGCACAAGGAATAAAGGTAACTGGTTCAATGGAATGCAAAAGAAAATTAATTTAAACCAACCAAAATGAATATCGAAATAATAAATATAATTATTTACATATTAGCTGGATTATTAGTTGGAGCCGCATTAGGATTCCACATAACAGCAAAAAAATTAGCAAGAATAGTAACTGAAAAGCAAAAGAAAGCCTATTCTGAAGGAAAAAAAGATGGTATTGAACAATTAATTGACCACCTAAACAACGAGATAGAAGGAATTGAGGTAGTCAAAATTGACGACAAACCAAAGAAAAAGCCAATAAAAAAGGTCACAAAGAAAAAATCAACTAACAATAAATAATGCCAAAGAAGAAACCAACAGTATATGGAGTACCAGCATTAGTATCAGCAATTTGGCCTGGAATTGGTCAGATTATGAAAAAGGAAATAGGAAAGGGGATAATGATAATGACAGCATACTTCATGGCAATACTGCTATGCTTTGTCCTTATCGGATTTTTCCTACTACCAATAATCTGGATCTACGGAATATACGACGCTTACAATACAGAGGTATAAAAGAAAAAAGGGCGGAATCAACCGCCCTCAAAAACAAATGCTATGCAGACTATAACACAAGCGCATGGCAAAACAAAACAAAAGCACAGAAAAAGAAATAGAAAGGAGCATTGTTGATTATTTAAGACTAAAAGGATTTTGGGCAGAAGCAATGCAAAGTGGAAGTATTGCAGTCGCAAATGCAAACGGTGGATATAGACGGGTCAATATGTGTTCAGCTGGTGTACCAGATGTGATTGCATGTGTTAGGGGGGTATTTCTAGGAATAGAAGTAAAAAAGGACGCCAAGGAGATAGCAAAATGGCGCAAACAATCAGATAAGAGGTCACAAGACCAACACAGACAAAAGGACATGATTATGGGAGCAGGGGGAAAGTTTCTCATAGTTTCAAGCGTAGAGGACGTAGTGCAAGACCTACACACATTAGGATTAACATAACAACAACAATGCAAACACTAAAGATATTCAAAACAGCGTACCCAGAAGAGTACGAAGTTTATAAAGCAGAGATTGCAGACATCTTTGGAGACGAAACATTGCAAACCTTGGTAGCACGATACGAGCAAGGTCATAAACTAACAGAGGTAATAGACAGCGACATAAGGCGATTCTATACCTATCAAAAGCACATTAGCTGCTTAAAGCTAATCAGCAAATACATACCATTAGAAATAAGCGTTACTTTTTACGAGGACTTAATGAATTACCTTCTTATTAGAAAAACCGAAGAAGTAACTGTAAAACGTAAAAGACAATTAGACTACCTAGTCAAAAAACTAGAGGCTGAAGCGCTTAAAGATAAAGCAGTGGCAAAGGGCTTTATAAAAACATTTGCCAATTACTATTAAAAGTAAAACAAAATGACATTACGAACAATTATAAAATTCCGTGACAACAGAGAACCAATGCAGATAATGGAGAGTTACGAGGAGGCAATGGCAAGGTGTAAGGAAATAACATATCCAAACCTATTAATTCCATTTAGGGCTTATGAGCCAGATCATGGAGAGGTTGACAGGGCAGTTATACTAGGAGACATTAAGGAAATAATAAGATATTAATAACCAATCAGAATGAAAAAACAATCAATGACATTTACAGGAAATGGATGGGAAGTAACAGGAATGAACTTCTTGTTAGCAATTCTTACTGGATTTACTTTCGGTATTGCATTACCATATCAAATAATGTGGAATGTAAAATACTACATAGAGCATACAGAAATAAATAAATAACAAAAATCATTATGAAAATTTCTAAAAGAACAATGGAATACCTATACGGATTCATGTCAAACCATGTACCAGCTAACCTTGAGAACATTGCAGAGGTAAGCGAATCATTTGAATTACTAGAGGAGCCAATGATTGAGTACCAGAAGAAAAAGGACGCAATCCTTACACCGCTCGAAGGATTAAAGGGAAACCTGCAGAATGCACGTATTATGCTTGCACAGCCTGAAATGCCAGGAAACGACGAGTACAATAAAAAGCTAGAGGACAACAGAAAGCAAATTCCAAAGCTAGAGGCTGACGTACAAGCAGTGTACGATGAGATCAACCCACTAGCCGAGGAAAAGATCAATATTAAGTTTTCAAGTACATTTGAGACTTATTTGGGTGATTGTATTGCTCAATTCCTTGATGAAAACAAAGCTAATCCAGACAGAGACTTTACAGGAGCATTAGGAAGTGTAGACACAAAATGCCTAACTGAAATACTATCTCAACTAAATATGGTATAGTTTATTCGTCCATTGGTTGGTTGGACTATAAAAGCACTCGAAAGGGTGCTTTTTATATTATAAAACAAAACTTAAAGTTAACTACACTTATTTGTAAAAAACTATTGCTTTTTACAAAAAAGTACGCTATAATTAAATTACAAAGTTAAATAACAAAAGAATCATGGAACCAATTAAAACAGGAAAAAAATGTAGTTGCGGTGGAGATATAAAGGAATACAAGCTATTGGATGGACTAACAAAGGAAATTATAAAAGTTTATCACATGTGCAGCGAATGCGGGCTAGATTGGAAACAGTTTGATCCATTTAAAAAATAATATAAATTTTAACCAACCAAAATGTCAGTACAAGTAATCGAGACCGAGAGAATGAACGACCTACTAACAACGCTAAAATGTCATCAGGTAATCACAGGGAGAGATGGATTAAGCGGATTCCATAGCAAAACGTATTTATACGCACAAGCTAGAGGATGGAAGATAGAAGATGCACTAGAAGCAATGATAGATGCAAAAGCGGTTGAAAATAGAATAGCAGCTTCATTAAGATATAACGAGGAAATGAACGTAAGACACTACACACACACAGAAGGCGATGAGATGTGCATAGAAGACACATTAGAACTAATGAACTTAATAGATTACAACTGCGACGTTTATAAGAACAAAGAACTAGACGAGGTTTGGCAAGAGGTAAAGAACAGAATCAAGGATGTATTATTAAGAAACTAACAATCAAACCCCCGAAAGGGGGCAGTAATCAACTATTATGAAACACGATGATAAGTTCAAGGAATACGTAAAAGCTTGTATTTCTAAAAAAACAAATGCAATAGGTGTAGCCAATATTAATATCTTGGGAGACACAATAGAGGAGATAGACAAAAATATTAAAATTGCATTAAAAAATTCTAAAGTAATCTTTGTTTGCAATCATGAATATGTAATTCAAAAAATGCCAGAAGATGATTATTTTTTAGAAAAAGAAGAAGAATTTATTGAGAATTAAAAATTAACAAATAAAAATGAAACAAATTCAATGCACAAATTGTGGATCATTCAAAATATCAAGTATCAGATCAATTTTACTAATTATGGGTTCATGTTTACTTGCTGGATGCATTCTAATAATTACAATACCGTTATTCTTTCCAGTTTCAATGATGTGCTTTTTATTGGCGCCATTTATACGAGGTCATATGTGTTTAACATGTAACAAAAAAATATCATGAAACAAACATGTAAACAATGTGGAAAGAATTACACAAACCTATTAGAGGGAAAGTGTTTCGTGTGTAATTGGAAGAATAGACCAGAAAGAATATCAAACTGCTGCGGAGCCGAATTGATAATGGACGAAGGATGCACAAATACAGCAATGTGTTCAGAGTGCAATGAGTGGTGTTCCGTAGTAATAACCAATACAAATGAAACTAACAACAGATAATCTAAAGGAGGCTATTAGTAAGATTAAAGACATCCAAGAAAACCCAATACAACTATATTGTCCATGGTGTGGGGTTCCTACAACTACATATGCAGGAAAGCTTAAAGAGATACCTACATGTATAAATTGTACAGAAATAATAAAAACATTTTTAACCAACACAAATGAATAAATACACAAGTTTAGAATTCAGTAAGAAGTTAGCAGAGGTTGGGTTTGATAGGGGAACAATATTTGTTTATGCTAAAGAGATAAGCTCAAATATCTATAAACTTCTTATCAGTACTAGCGAAAATGATTCTGGTGATGGTTATTATCTTGATGAACACGGTACTATACACTACAGTAATCACTTCGACAATGAAATCAAAACCTACGACATCCTCAACGACCTATGTGTTAAGTACGCTAAGGAGGTTTGGGGGGATAAAGACATATGCTTCCCAGATAAGTTTGATAGTAATGCTATAAGTGTGTCCTACATAGTTAGATTACTGCAACAAGGCAAGCAAGACGAAGCAGAGCAGTACATAGAAGAGAATAGTATATTATTTAACCAACACAAATGAATGAATTATATATAGAAGATAGCAACGGGCTAAAGCCTTATGCTATTGGTGACTATAAAGATGATAGATTTGAGGCAAAAACAGTAGCTATTGGAGACAACGCACAGGCAAAAGAAATGCAAATAGTGATTGGTGACAATGTTGATACTAATAATCCAAAAGACTCTATTGTAATAGAGTTAGATGGAGGCTGGACGTTATTCATAGGTAGAGAGTTATTTGGAAACGATATAGGATTGCATAAAAGATTAGGATATTAACCAAGAGAAATGAATAAAGAAGAGATAAAAGAGATAGTTCGGGAGGTGTTAGGTGAATTAGAGCAAGAAAAGTTTAATAACCATTTAAAAATTAAATGTGGGGCTGGTTATGTATGCTATCAGGAAAAAGAGGAACACCAAGACATAACATATTCAAAAACACCAAAAGGAAATACTTTTGATTTTCCAGATGATGAAAAGAAGGAAAAGCCAGATAACATTATTCTGGGTACGTGGTGTGGAGACCCTAGGCTAGACCCAGATAATAAGAAGGAATCAACTACCGAGGAATGCTCGACAGTTGAAAAGAAAGTTATTGGGACAGATTGTAGCAATGGTTGTAAGTGCTTAAAAAAATTTCCACAGGAGGGAGATAAGTATTGGGCTTTTGAAGGAAGTGGTGGAGTATTTGAATCAACCATAAAAGATTCTTTCGATTTTGCTTGGATAAATGCAGGGAGTGGATTCCAAACCAAAGAAGAAGCAGAAGCAGTCAGAGATTTAAGGAAGCATGAGGCATTGCACAAAGAGTGTAAAACTGAAATAAGCTTACTTGGAGTTCCAAGAGGTAACACAAAGGTTGAGATAATACTTGAGTTTGAAAATGGAGATGATGCTATAGAGCGTGCAGAGATACTCAAGAGATTAGCAAAGATTAGGGGGTTGATTTGATCAAACAAAGTTTGTGTACTATACTACGTACATATCACTAACCAACCAACATGTACCATTCTGCCGTAAAGTCTTTCGGATGTATTGAGGCAAAAGACTGTTTTCACTACAAAGACGATAGCATAGAAGCTATGGTCTTTGACGTTGAGCTAGACGAAATTCCAGAGGCATTTTATAGGGCAGACTTTATCTATTGTGAACCACCATGGAAAGCAGGATATAAAGTATTCAATGAAAGATGTAACAAAGAGGGGGCAGGTATTGATCACCTTATTAGAAGAGCAATA